CTAACCAATCATAAAAATCGCAAGTATGGATTGTTGGATGCTGATAATCATACCACTCTTTTGCAAAAGCTACTACCATTACTAGCATTAAAGCGTAGTATCCGACAAAAAAGTATGCTATAAGCGCAATAATAGCGCCAATATTAAAGTGTGCTTGCTTGTCCAAAGGGACAGGTATACGAGGGTTTGACAATAAGCTGATTAGATTTTTCATTAATCATCCTCTGCGTCAGAAAAGTCTTTTGCTTTAAGTGCTAAATACACGGCTTTACGGGTAGCATCTTTGATGTATTCATCGTCTGTAAATGTTATATTTTGCCATGCAACTGGATTGTAATTCTCATCACGCACTTCTTTGCTTACATAGCCGTTGATAACAACTTCAAGTGATTTGTTTTTGAAATTTTCTGTAATAGAAAAGATATTCCAATAAGTTGCATCAATTCCGTAGTTTGTTTTTACTGCTTTTAATAGTGCCATTATCCTACCCTCCAAATTGTTCCATCTGCAAATACAGGTACATTAAATGGGCCAAAAGTTCCTGATGTTGAATATGCCTCACCAAAAATTGGATACGCAGCACTTGAACGATGGTCAGACACAAACGCCACTCTACCTGCTGTTGCAGTTTGTGCATTTATGCCTGTATAAATCCTCTGTTGAATAATACCATTGCTAGATATAACAGTAGCCGCACCTGATGAGCCTAAATTAATGTTTGAATTACCACCTGTAGCGTTTGTCCCTATATTAACTGTAGTAGTGTTACTATTTCTTGCTTGTGTAGCAATATTTACTGTCGTAGTACCATTAGTTGTTGCTGATGGGGCAATATTAACTGTAGTTGCACCATTTGTTGCACCTGTGCCAATGTTGACTGTTTTAGCACTTAAGTTATTAACGCCAGTTGCAATATTGACTGTCTGTGCGCCTGTGCTTTGACCAAGTGTTACTGTTGCTGTACCAGTAGTGCTACCTATTGTTACTGCACCTGTTAAAGATGGGCCATCTGCCAATACAACATTGCCTGTACCAGTAGTTGCTACGCTAACTAAATTGTCACTTGCATCTGTAAATACTGCTTGCGAGGCTGAAAGACTAGATATGTTTACTGTTCCAGATAATGTTGGGCTGTCACTTAATACAACACTACCTGTGCCTGTGACACCATAAGATGTTCCCCAAGCCGTACCTGTTGAATTAGGAATACCTGCGCCAGGGTAAACCATAGAGCTACCTGCTGCGGCCCACGCAGGTAAACCTGCTACTACTGTAAGCACTTGCCCTGCCGATCCAATACCTAATTTACCTAATGTATTAGTTGCGCTAGAATAGATAATATCGCCTGTAGTGTATGTGCTTAAGCCTGTACCACCTGCAGTTGCAGGAACTAGCTTCCAGCCAATCACTTGAACGGCATTAAGATTATCTTTATAAAAAAGTTTGCCGTCAGTCGTGTTGATAGCAAGTTCGCCAGCGACAAGGTTACTTGCCAAAGGTACACTAGCAACCGTTGAGCTACTATATATTTGTATTGGTGTAAAGCCTGTTTGAGCCATTAAAACACTCCCCCTGATATGCCTACATATTTTGATGCAGTAGCTGTAGTAAACGTCCCCGTTGAAGGGGTTACGCTACCTATAGCAGAATTGTCAATTGTACCATCTATAAAGCCTAATCCATTAAACGTACCTGCTACTACTTGGTTAGCATTAATTGCTATTGGTACATTACTTAACGCTGTAGTTACGCCAAAATTATTTATGGTTATTTGTGCTACATTTGTAGCCGAGCCATACGTACCTGCTAAAGTGGTATTAGTTCCTGAATATGCAATTGTGTAAAGGTTATTAAAAAACCTAAACCATTCGTTTGCTACGACGCCTGTCTGTGGGTCTACAAGCGAAACTCTAGGTGCGGGTATCCGAGTGTAGTTAAGCGTTTGTGACATTTAAAATTAACTCCGCGCCCATAATAGCTATTTTAACTGGGTCTGTACCTGACACTTCATACACGCGATCTCGTATTTTTTGTGTCATTCCTAAACGGCGCCAAATAGTACGGTAGCCATATTGACCTATACGCCCCATGCTAGTCCAATGTTCATTAGACCAAGTATGACCGCCATCATCCGCCCAGCGTAACATTATGCGAGGATTTGCGCCTTCTACTGTAGCTACAGTTACAAGTAAATCTTCGCCAGACTCGGTAGTAATAAAACTACCCGACTCAGTAGCTAATATTCCTTCTAATGGGTCTATTGGGTCTATGCCATTGAGACCTACGCCTGATTCAATTTCTAATTGAAGGCTGTGTTGTGCTGTACGTTTTAAATTGTTTTGACCACTAGGTAGCGCTCTCCATGAACGTAACCATTTTTGCGGTTCGCCATTGTCTGCATAAACATCTAAGTCAAACTTATATATGTTACCGTTTACATAGTCTCCTACTAATGTAGTAGTCTGAAAATTGCATTGGCAGTTTGAGCGATGACGTGCAAACTCGCCATTAACCAAACTAGCACGTTCGTGCCAAGACCCTGTTGCTACATCATACACCCAAGTAGCGTTAGCCGTAGGAAAACTAATCACATAGAAGGCATGGCCTTCTTGTTGGTATGAGTACGCTACAGCATCTGATATATTGCCATAGCTCTGTATTGCATACTCTATTGCATGTGTCGATATACGTTGCGCTGCGTAACCATTAGACCTATATACAACCCCAAAACCGCGCGGGTCGTTACCAAGCCAAAAAAGAGAGTTATCTAGTTTGGCTACTGAATAGGATGCAATACAGCCAGTCTCGTTAAATGCACCTTGAATAGGGACTAGAGGAAAATCCGTTGCGCCTGAGTCGTACCACACTTCGGTTGTATCTGTACCAAACACCCATAATTCACGATGGATAGTGTTAAGCGCTACTACGCCGTCAGGTGAGCCTTCAGCACTAGCAAAGTCTAGCGGGTCTACTGACGTGCCATCAAGAAGTTGGGTAATCCATATCTTTTGGCTGTCAGGTTCGTTATAAACAAAGTAACCATCTAAATAGCATACGGTTCCTGCGCCTGTAAAGTCAGGATCAGTAATTTGCGCAAACACGTCTGTTACTTCATTGTAGATGTAGCCTGACGGGTTAGCAGCGATAAATATTTGAGTTCCATTGTCAGCAAATGTGACTGGCCCTGTGCCTGACACTTCACCAATATACTCTGAAGTGTAGTCTGTATTAATACGATAAAAGCCTGTACCTGATACGCAGTACGCATCTGTACCGTTTGATTGGTGCGCCCACAGTCCTCTAATAGGACCTGTACCTACGGTGCATAATAATGTTAGCCCAGGTGCGCGGTTAAGATAGCCTATTTCTAGTCCGTTCTCAGGCGTAGCTTCAGGAAATAGATTAACCATGCGGTTATTCGCAGCATTAATGCTTCGAGCTACATAAGCTTGACCTAAGATTGGTGATTTCATCTTTACGCTACCACAGCGCCACGAACACCGATAATCGCCCAACCTTGTGTAAAGTATTGAAGCGTTACTGCATCGCCTATATTATTAAAGGTAATAGTTGCGTACCCTACGCGTGTAGTAGGCGTTAATATGCCTGTATTTGCGCCTGCTGCTTCAGCAACATATACGATTGTTTTAAATTCACCTACGGTGCCGTTAGCTAAAGTTAAAGCATTGCCTGTAGCAGTAGATGTAAATGCAGTTGTTAATTGCGTAGTGTTAACTGCGCCAGCACCGTTTAAGGATTGAATAGATCCTATAATATTGTCAAAAGTTTGATCGCCCGTAAAGGTTTGCGCTGCATCTGTTCTAGCTAACGTAGCATTTGTAGTAGGTAACGTCATTACAGTAACGTCAGTACCTGCAAATGTAATGCTGTTGTTTACAGTTAATGTTTTACCATTTGCAATAGTTAATACGGCGTTTGATGCTGGTGCCGTAACTGTTAATTTATTAATGCTTGTTGCCGTAGCTACGCCCAACGTAGGCGTCACTAAAGTAGGGCTTGTAGCAAACACTAATCCGCCTGAACCAGTTTCACCTGTTACAGCAGCAGCTAAGTTGGCGCTAGATGGTGTCGCTAAAAATGTAGCAACGCCTGAACCTAAACCTGAAACGCCAGTAGATACAGGTAATCCAGTACAATTAGTTAACGTGCCTGAAGCTGGAGTCCCTAATAGTGGCGCAACAAAAGTTCTGTTTTTACATAAGTCATCAACGGAAATTTGTTTAGTTACGCTACTTTGCACAAAAGGTATTTTATCCGCACCTGCGGCAGAAGTAGCCGCGGGTAATTCTAGTATGGTTACTGAAGTCATATTAATAGTTCCCTGCAAAAATGTTGTAACGTTGACGAGTGCCTACAATGCTGTAAGGTAAGCTCATAATATCGTCAGGGTTGTTGATGCGCTTCAAGTTGCGTTTGCTAGTCATGGCAATACGCTGCACTTGAAGGCTTGGCTCAACGCTAAACTCAGGTGCAACTTCCATTGCAAAGTTGTACGTAAACGCACGTAAATAGCCTGGTGGAAAATATAACTCTGTATCTAATGTAGCGGGTTGTGCTAATGTTTCAACTGATACAAAATGCCACTCCAATACCTTAGTTGGTTTTGGATAGACATACATTTCAATGTCAGGGTAAGTCATGTTAATCCACATGACTTGTGGATAAGTAGAGGTTACAGTCTTAACGGCAATACCGTTATATTGTTGTTGATTAATCATTTTAATACCAAAAGAAATTCCGTTTGACGGGTCTTTAAAGTATGTTGAGTCATCTAACAATATTGGACGATTGCCTACAAAGTCACCTGTAGGGCCTAATGTTCTTGATAGTATGTTAGGGGGCCATGAAAACACTTGGTCTTGCGTACTGTATACGGCTAGACGTTCTGTATTCCACGACTCAATCATTTGGTTGAGCGTGCGCAAATTGTCTTGGTAGTTCGCTTCTGGCAGCACGTTGCCAGAAGCTACTAACCCTAACAATCGGTGTGCGTCACCAATAAGCGTGCGAGCCGTTAACATACTTAACCCTCAAGACCATTGGTTGCGTTACCTGTCTGTGACATACCTGCAACAACAGCATTGACGTTTTGGTTAGGAATTGCACCAACTTTAGATGACGCCAATTTCTGCATGTTTGTGCGCATAATGTTATTAAGATCGTCTTTAAGGTATGCGACGGTTTCAGGCGCAGCTCTTGCGCCATACTCAGGAGCCAAATCAACAGCAAGCGACAATTCAAGCAATCGCTGATACCCTGGTGGCAAATATTGAGCGCTTGTCAAAGAATCAAATCCGTAAATTGTTCGTTCTGTTTTTAAATGAAGTGATGTAACGCCAGATGGAGCAGGGTACAAAATTACTTCGCCAAACGGAAACGTCGGGCGGTACACTAGTGACACAGGGGTAGTTGACGTTGAAGCCTTGTACGCAATATTGTTCCAATACTGTTCTGTAACAATGCCAACAGGTGTGTCGAGGGCTGTTGCTCCTGACCCTGTTCTAGTAAACGCTCCAATAATCCGAATGGGTCGGACGGTGTTGAAATCACCCGAAGTAACAAGCATCGTACCTGAACCCGCAACACCAGATACGGATACAATTGTGTAGGTGAAAGTGTAATTATTTACCACAGTAATAGCTGCTGTGACGTTGTATCCCGCAGGAGTTGCACCTGACACGGTTACATAATTACCAGTCATTAAACCATGTGGTTGCACAGTAGTTGCGGTAGCGGTTGTTGTAACGCTGGTTAGCGATTGTATTACCAAAGAATCGTTCCCAATTGCGTAAGTTGATTGCGACGCGCGAGTGCTGAACGCCTCGTCTAAGTTTGTGTAATAATACTGAGGGTTTGCCATAAACCCGTCAATTAATGAATTAAGACTGTACAAGGAGTCTTGAGCTTCTGCGGCGGTAGGCGCTTCGCCAGACGCCAACACTCCAAGCATACGCAAGGATTTGTAAATTAAATTTTGTGCAACGACTGTCATGTCTAGACTCCTTTGGTTTCAGCTTTGCGTGTGTGTTCGCGCTTTGCCACAAATGTGTTGATTGCTTCTTCAGTTTTTGAAGGTGTATCTGGATTATACTCTATCCAGCCGTTTTGTGCATCTGCTTCTACTTCTGCTTCCATGTAGGCAATTTTAGTGCCGTGTATTTCATGTTTTAAATAAGTAATAGCCATTTTGAACCTTATAAATAAGGGCCGAAGCCCTTATTTTTATTCGTTGTGAATAACTGCAAAGTTGATTACGATAGCTTCTGATAATGAACCTGCGGTATTGTTATATACACCAATAACTGCTGATCCTGCACTAACGTTAGCCACGTAAGGCCAGTAAGCACCACTAGTGCCGCCAGAACCTACGTTAACAATCAATACATCTTTAGCTGAAAGTACATTGTTAGTTAAAGTAAAAATAGCAGTAGCGCCTGAGCCTAATGCTGAACCGTTTAATGTAATTTGACCTGCTGGTTTGTTTAATGTTACGCCTGTTGATTTACTTGTAGCTTGAGTAACTGCACCTTGTGCGGCTGCTGCATAACCAATTTCTTCAGTTGCATAGCATGTGCTGAACTCAGGATCAAGATACGCAACACCTGTAGCTTTGGTATTTGACATGATAATTCCTTTATTAAAAATCCACCCCGAAGGGTGGGTTTACTACATTAACCTATGCGGTATACAGAGTAAGCGTTTTCAGCAGTTTTACGGAAACGGAATAAACCGCTTGATGTAATTGGCAATGCTACTGTAGCGTTACCGCCATCAGAAAAGCCTGTACCTGAACCTAATGCTAACGCGCCAGTACCTGAAGATGTACCTAAGTT